ATTTAATTACAAGAACAGTGTATGCTTTTTTAACCCATCTGTCAACCTTTTTTTAAAATAAATTGATAAATAAATGAAATATTTTTGTTGACTTTTTGATCAGTTTTTGGTATAAAAGACACGAGAAATCGGCAGAAAAGTTATGTTTTCAGCTTTTTTGTTCCACCAAAAAACGCCGATTTCTCAAAAAAAAACTTTAATTTACTTGACTTTTCAATAAAAATATGATAATAACTCATGGACGAGTCCTTCCTTTATCCAATATCTCATAAAAAAAGCGTGGTAACTGCTACTATGATGACTATCTCTGTCTGTATAATAAATCAATCTATGTCATTGATTCTATTAACAAAAAAACTACCTCGTCAGAACCCCCCAGTGAAGACTTCTTAACCATACCAATACTAAACCCCTTAATCTCTAAAATAGTCGCTTAAATCGCTGCTAAGCTCGCCGCTTGTTGTAACCCCCTGTTTCTAATACTCTTTCTGCTTAAATAGTTACATCTTACTACCCGCTCTTTCTTATAATAGCACTCCTTGCTACTTAGGCCTGGCTACTCTTATAGCGATCATAAGCCAGACGCGCTAGTCACAAAGGTAAGCACTACGCGCGTTTAGGACTTTTTACTAAATAAAAGAGTCCAGTAATAAGTATTACTAGACCGTAACTTAATTGCAAGTCGTTGTTTTTAAAGGAATTATTAAATCATCAAAAAAATATTGTTTTGTTTAAGGAAAGTTCAAGCTAATAGAATGATATAGCTATCTATAACCACTTGATTCTACAATAAATTCTTCCAGAAATAGGAATCATTACTGAAAGGGGGGGGTAGGCCGACAATGGGCGCGACAATTAGAAATATGTATGCAATTCTAAATAACAACCTCATGATAAATTTGGGGGTTTTGGGAATATTGTGCTACAGGTCTTGTTATGATTGATTTTAATATGTTATTGATTTTATTGACAAATAAAAAAAGGGTGATATTATAGGTATTATGGTAATGCCGACGAAATACAAAGAGTGTTATTGTGAAGAGATTATCAAGCTTCGCAGTAGGGGGTTAACGATCCATGAGATTGCTTTCAAATGGAGTGTAGCGCGTGATACGATATGGGGCTGGGTACACCGGCATGAGGTATTTAAAAGTGCATACAAGCGCAGTGAGGATGCTTTCATGGGATGGTTAGCGAAGATTGGGCGTGATAATTTCCATAACACAAAATTCAACGAGAGGATATACAACCGGTGGTCTATTTTTTTCGCGCGGATGTCTGACAAGGAGCCTGTCTTAGAGATTGCGGGATTTATGACGGCCAAGACGTTAGGGGACAAATCAGCGATTATTGACAGGCTTATAGGGATCGGGAGTATTACTGCGACGCAGTATGAGACGTTACAGCGAGGTATTAATCTTCAATATGAGAGGCAGGAGGGACAGAAGGTAATTGCAGCTGCGGAATATGTAAAGCAGAAAGAGAAGGAAGCGGGATAATGAAGTATGTAAATGCTTCTTATCATACGCAGGCGAAGGTTGAGCGTTTAATGAAGAGGTATAAGAGGCAGCGGGAATGGCATTTTAAGATTATTACGTCGACGAAGGAAATTACAGAGTTATTGGTAGAGAATACGGTTTATTTTAACATGGGGGTTCCGGATGCCGCTTAAGAGAGGCAAAGCCAAGAAAATTATATCGGGCAACATTCGCATGTTGATGAGAGAAAAGCGGTCGCAAAAGCAGGCGATAGCGATAGCGATGAGAACTGCTGGAGGTCCTAAGAAGCGGGCACGGCGGCGCAGATGATGAAGAGGATATAGTAATGGCAATAAAAAAAGTAGGTTTAATTCAGCGTAGGGTTTTAAGAAAGGTAGCCACACAGACTACCAAGAGAGCGAAATTAGGTGGAGGAAAGCGATTTGCGGCGGTAAAGGCGGCAATTGCGGGGGGATTAAAGCCAGGTCAAATTAGGGCCGGACAGACTCGTGAGCAAGCGGCTGCGGGAATTGCGGCTGCGGCAGGCAGGCGTAAATATGGAGCGGCTAGAATGGCTAAGATGGCGGCTGTTGGGCGTAAGCGAAGAGGTAGAAAGTAGTTTATGATTAGGAGTTGGATAACTTTTGAGCATGGTAAGCATTTTTGGCAGCGATGGTTTTTAAAGCAGGGATATGGGCATTTATACATAATACAGGATATTACAGATACAGATAGTTTTATACTTTTAGTTCCTCTTTATAATGATCTGAGAATTGTGTTTATAAAGAGCGAGGATAAAGAAGAAATGCTGATTACAAAGGTGAGATGTGCTTATTATATAGAAAAAGCAGAAAGGTTATTAGGTAGTTCATTTCATTTACGATTAATTAATCCGTTTACATGTGTAGGAATTGCCAAATATTATTTTGGTATTAGAAGATGGTGGATTATCACGCCTTGGCAGTTAGCGAAATATTTAGAGAAGATCAGGAAAGGAAAAAGAAAAGAGAAGTTAATTATGAAAGTTAAGAGGGTAAAATAATGGGTGCGCCAGCAGCTCCAGATACATCAGAACAACAAAGAATTTTAGAACAACAGCAGGCTATGCAGAAACGTAAAGATCGGGAAGTCATGCAATTACGATTAAATTTGCTGCGACGTCAGCAGGGTGGTGTAAGGCCAGGAGCAACTTCAGCAGAGCAAACGTTAGGATAATGAATGGCTGCATTTATTATTGAAAGTGAGATAGAAAGGTTTGAACGTTTTGCAAAGGTAGAAGCGAAATCTATTAGCATTCGATCTACATTAAAATCAATTTATCATTATGTAGCACCTAATCGTGTAAATTTCAGTGGAACTCCTGATTCTGGGAATATCATGACATCCGATGTATGGAATTCTGTTCCAATTGCGGGTGTACGATCTTGGGCTACAAATGTAATGTCTGTTTTAATGCCGCCATTTAAGAGGTGGTATAAATTAGTTCCTGGGAACATTGTCAGAGATTCCAAGATGTTAACTCCTTCTCAAAAAGATGTAATAACCAAAGAATTAGAGGAGATTACTTTAAAAGTTTTTGAGAATTTAAACCAATCGAATTTTTATCAAGTAATACATGAATCCTTTCAAGATTTAGCGATTTCTACTGGGGTTATTGCGATTAATGAAGAGAAGGGAACAATTCCGTTTTCTTTTATTTCTATTCCGATTGATCAAATATATTTTGAAGAGAATGGAAAAGGGGAATTAAAAAACTTCTGGCGTTCTATTCATATGAAAGCTAGATTTATTAAGGAAAAATGGGATTTATATAAGTTATCGTTTTCATCTGCTTTGCAGACTCTTATAGAAAATTCCCCAGATGAGGAAATTCATTTAATTGAGGGATCTTTAGAATATCCTCAGAATGATGAAGATCATCGATATTTTTATTATGTTCAAGATGCCAAATCCCGAAAAGATATTTTAACCGAATGGCGAAGTTATTCGCCTTTTGTTGGTTTTCGGATTAATAAGCGGCCAGGGGAAACTTATGGGTGGTCGGTAGCGTATGAATATTTTCCAGATATTAATGTATTGAATTTAATTAGTCATTATTTATTAAAAAGTGCTAAATTTAAGGCATTTCCGGCTTATTTAGTGACTAAAAGTGGAGCGCTTAACCCATATACAGCTATAATTGAGCCAGGTTCAATTATTCCTGTTGCCCCTGATTTTTATCAGAATCCACCTATTGCTCCGTTAGAGAGTGGTGGTGATCCTAACTTTGCTCAATTATCTATAGAGAGATTAGAAAAGCGCATATCGCAAGCTTTCGCAATACAACCATTAGGTGAGGTACAGCAAACTCAGAATCGGACGGCTACCGAAATGCAGTTACGTCAAGCCAATTGGATACGCGAAAATGCTACTGGAATTGGTCGTTTAGCTAATGAATTAATACGGCCTCTTATCACTACTATTTTAACGATTTTACGAAAAAATGGTTTAATTGGGGATATTGGAGCACGATTTGGGGAAGAAATAATTAAAATTGATGCATCCACAGTCTGGATTGATTATCAATCGCCGTTAATAGGTATTCAGGATCAAGATGATGCTCAAAAGGTAACTAATTTCATTCAGATATTAACAAGTTTTTTTGGAACAGCTGGTTTGGCAATTATGGATGTTCCTAAAATTCCTATTTATCTTGCTCAAAAAATGGATATTCCAAGTGAAATAGTCAAAAATGAAAGTCAAATTCGGGCGATTTTAGATCAATTTGTTAAAGGGGCGTTAGCGCCTCCATTAGAACAGCAAAAACTAGAAGAATTGGCAGGGGAAGAGCAACCGCCCCCACCTGTTGCTCATTCTGTTTCTACACCGGAGATGCCAAGAGGTGAATTATGATAAAGGAAAAGGAAAAAGAAGATGATAGAAAAGAACTTGATAGATTAGAAAAGATTTTTACAAAAAAATTAGAAGTTTTGGAAAAACGGGAAAAGGATATAGAAAGTGGAAAAGATCGATTTGCTGCCTTATATAAGACAGGTCATGATCTTTTTTCTACCGAATCCGGTAGTAGATTTCTAGAACTTTTAGAAGATTTCATAAAGTGTCCTGTTAGTCCTGCACATCAAACCGAACGTTATGCATGTGTTCGAGAGGGGCAAAATGAGATAATTAGAATGTTATTAAACATGAAATACTTAGAAATTAAAACGGAGAAATGAAAATGACAGATGAAAGTTTTAAAACTCATGAAACTATTGTTCAAATACAATCAGGTGCTGAAGAACCTTCTCAGCCTCAAGAGAGTGATTGGTATTATGCAGAAGGAATACCTGGAACGGGTGAGAAACCGGACTGGTTTAATAATAAAACCTTCAAAACAATAGAGGAACAGGCGAAAGCTTCTCTTGAACTAAGGAAGGCTTTAGGAGAGCGGACAGCTGCACCTGAGAAATACGAGATTAATCTTGGTGAGGATTATAAGGATTTTAAATTCAATCAAGAAGATCAACTTTATAAATTTTGGGAAGATTTTTCTAAAGAAGCAAAATTGCCTCAAGAACTGTTTTCGAAAGGCTTACAGGCGTGGGCTGATTATATTAAAGGAATGGAAAACGAAAGGGGAGAGACTTTCAAAAAATCAATTGACGAATTAGGAATAGGTTATGATGAAACTTTAAACAAAATAGAGAATTGGTTTAAAAACAACTTTCCTAAGCAATCATTTGAAAGTTTCAAGTTATTATTACAAACTCCAGATGATATAAATATGGTGCTCGCTATGAAAGATAAAATGCAAAGTAGTCAGATTACTACTAAAGACACAAAAGGTTCTACAGTTCAAGATCGAGAATATTGGCGTATGCAGATGAGTAAAGAAAATGATTATGGAATAAACATTCCCAAAACTCGACAAATTGATGAATCTTTTCAAAAATTTATTGACAGTGGCGGAAAAATCTAGTAGAATCAATTAGATTTCATTTGCTAACTCTTTATCATAAAGAGACCGAATAGAAATAAGTATATTTCTGTTTGGAGACCTCTGAATTTTTAGGGCTAACTCCGAAGAAATAAGAGTAAAAACTTTTATTTTATTTTAGAGGAGGCTTAAAATGGCTTATTCGTATGGTGAATTGAATACGGTTGCTATTCAAAAATTTAGTGTAATATTTGAAAATGAGTATCAAGCTGATAAGCGAAAGCTTATGAATACTACTCAAGAAATTCATGGGTTGATAGGGAAGGAGTATGTAGCTAAATTTGCAAAACCTTTTGATTTGCATGCTCGTGGAGCTTATCACTCTAATATTCCGCAAACTATTGTCGACTATCGTAAGTTATTAGTTGAACTTGAAGATAGAACGGCATTAGTTTCAAGTGATATTTTTGAGCAGGCGTTAGTAAATGCAAGTGAACTTCAAAATTTCTCACGTCAATGTGCGGCATCTTTGGTGCGTCAACAGGATCAAATAATCATAGATGGAATGGTAGATAGTACTCCTACTCAGACAGTTACAGCGGCATCTAATCTTAATCTTGATGCTCTTTTAAAAACAAAGCAATATTTTGATGATACTGATGTTCCAGAAACTGAGCGTTATTTAGTGGCGACTTTTAGTCAACAACGTAGTTTGTTAAAAGAAGAGAAAATAACAAGTAGCGATTATGCGACTTTAAAGGCGTTAGTTAGAGGCGAGATAAATGAATTCTTGGGATTCACTTTTATTTGGATTGCCGATAAGATGACTACTGGTGGTTTGCCTATTAATGAAGGAGTAAGGAAATGTTATGCATGGCATCGGGATGCAATCATAACTCCGTATTCTATTGAACCTAAGGTAGATCGCGATTGGTTAGCAGAAGCTCAATCAACAATAATTGTACCGGTTGTCCGGATGGGTTCTAAAGTAGGACGTGATGATGGTATTATTCTTATTAATGCAACTGAAACTTAAGAGAGGGGGGTAAAATAATGACTTTTGATATTACAAATTGGGGCCGTGTAGATGCGAACAAAAGCTCTCGATTGCATACGACTTATTCGTATCAATCGAGTGCTGATGCAATTGCAACTATTGCGACCACTAGTTATTTCGATGATTTATTACAAGCTGATGGGAGCACTTATTTGAAAATTGGAGATATTATAAATATAAAGGCATCGGATGCTAATGCTCCTTATCAAGTAACAGCAGTAGATCCAGCAATAACTACTGCAACTTATTGATAATTTTGAAGAGAGGTTTATAAAAATCTCTCTTCAATTTCTTTTTTTTCTTTTTTCTTTTTGGGAGAAAATATGGCAATTTTGGCGTCGAAAGTAAGTATAATTTCGCAAGCTTATTTTCTTTTAGGAAAAGAACCAATTAATACATTAAATACCACTGATCCAACAGATGTTGGAGCAAGTCAACGTTATGATGTTGTTGTCCCAACTTTATTAACTAATACTCATTGGAAGCATGCTGCTAAAGTTATTGATTTAACCAAAACAACTGATAAACCGCCTATTAACGAATGGCAATATACTTTTCAGCTTCCTAATCCGGCAGAAATGCTATTGATTTATAGGGTTTATCCTGATAATTTTACTTATGATATAATTGGGGATAAGCTTTATAGTAACAATAGCAGAGTAACTTTGTTTTATATTTACGATCCCGATGAGAAAACATTTCCAATGTATTTTGTTAATTATATTGTTTATACAATGGCGGCTGAACTAGCATTAACTGTTACTCAAAAATCAACATTAGAAGAATTATGGCGAAAGCGAGCGCAAGAAGCGGGAGTAATAGCTACTGCCCTGGATTATCAGCAGGCACCTAATCCTTCTATTATCTATGATAGTTTAGAGCGAGCACATGGTGGTGCAATACGTTATCGAGGGTTAGTATGACGGTTAATTTAGTTCAATATTCATTTACGCATGGTGAGATTTCGCCGCAAATGATTGCTCGAGGTGATTTGGAAATCTATCGTAAATGTGCGAAACAATTAAGAAATATGTTAGTTATTCCTCAAGGTGGAGCAAGGAGACGATTTGGATTAGAGTATATTGCTGATTTAACAAGTGAAGCTGGAGCAGGTGAATATCTAGGTGGCTGGTATCAAGTCGCAGATGATGAGAATTATTTGCTAATTTTTCTACCTTTAAAGATTAATATTTATAAAGATGATGCTTTTCTTGCTAGTGTAACCACTCCCTATACAGCGATTCAACTTGCAAACAGGGAAGTAAAATTCTCTCAAAGTGGAAATAGTTTAATAGTTGTACATCCGGATATTCCACCTAAAGAGCTTATTTTTACACCTTCTGTATGGGAATTAACTGATATAACTTTCCGTAATCTGCCGGCTTATGATTTTAAGAAAAATTATGATGAAAATGTTTTTAGCTTGGCTTCAAGTGACGTAAAAAAAGGTGTCCTTCTAACAGCAACTTTGCCTATATTTGATAATTCTTATGTAGGAGGTCTTTTTGAAGGATATGGCAAGGATTTAGCCGATGAATTAGGGCGAGCAAGAATTACAAAGGTTACAAATCCTACTAAAGCAGAAGTAACAATTATTGCGCCTTTTGCTACCACTTTTGAGATGCCAGGAACAGAAGTGTTTTTAGCAGAACCTGCCTGGGGTACAGCAAGAGGATGGCCAGCTTCAGTCGATTATTATGAAGGGCGTGTAATCTTTGGCGGCTCTAAATCTTTACCTCAGACTTTATTTGGGTCAGTTATAGATGATAATTACAATTTCGATCTTGGCAGAGGATTGGATAGTGACGCTATTCAGATTACCTTACAGAAAACAAATGCTATTAAAGATGTTATAGGCGATCGCAATCTTCAGGTTTTTACTACAAATGAGGAATATGCATCTTTGCAATTGCAAGGACAACCTCTGACGCCGACAAACTTACCATTTAGAAAGCAAAGTTCAAATGGGATAGCTAATGTTGCTCCTGTAATATTAGACAATCAAACGTTTTATGTACAACGTGGTGGCAAAAGGGTAATGACATATGTATTTAATAATACTCAATCAGCTTACCAATCAGTTGATGCTTCTATTGTAGCCACTCATTTAATTAGAAATCCGGTTGATTCCGCTAGTTTCAAAAACGATCGTGAGGAAGATTCAAATTATCTATTTTTAACAAACAGTGATGGAACTATCGCCAGTTATCAAACATTAGCAGCAGAAAACGTATCAGCATGGTCGCTATTGGATACTCAAGGAAAATTTAAAAGAGTTATAAGTGTAGATAATGATATTTATTTTATTATTGAAAGAGAAATTGGAGGAATTCAAAGACAATATTTAGAAAAATTGAACTTTAATATTTATACTGATTCAACTTTAATTTTTAATTATGGAGTTCCTACTGATATAATTACTGGATTAGATCATCTAAATGGGAAAAACGTAAGAGTAATTGGGGATGGTTATAATTTAGGCGAATATCTTGTTGGTAAAGAAATTCCCAATCAAATAGAATTGCCGGTAGAGGTTTTAACGGCAGTTGTTGGTTTAGAGTATATTCCTTTATTAGAAACTTTGCCTATTGAATTACAAGGAAATCGAGGAAGTATTGCTTATGAGCATAAAAGAATACTTAGTGTTACATTGGATTTCTATAAATCATTAGGAATATATGTCAATAATACTTTATTAGTTCCATTTAGAAAATTTTTAGGAACATTAGATTATCCGCCAAGTAATCCACAAACAGACATAAAAGAAATAAGAATATTGAATAAATGGTTGCCACGATCTACAATTACAATTACACAGAAAGATCCGTTACCAATGACTATTTTAGCAATTAATTACGAGATAGAAATATAATGGGTGCTGCTGCTTTTCCATTGATTTTATTAGGAACTGCTGCTTTTGAAACAGTAGGAACAATTGAATCCGCTGATGCTCAGCAAGCAGCCTTAGAAAGCAGAGAAGAGCAAAACAATATAGCTGCTGCTCAACGTCGGATAAAAGAAGATGATCAAATAGAGCGGGTTTTAAGCACTCAGCGAGCTATTGCAGTTACAACTCCTTTTAAAACCACTTCTGCTACTTTTGGTGTAATTAGTCAAGAAAGTCTTAATCAATTTGCAGAAGATAGAGAAGCTACAAATCTTAATTTAAAATTTGAGAACGAAGCGATAGATCAAAAAATTGATAATGTAGAAAGAATGAAATTTATAGGAATTGCAGATAATATATTTGAGGCCGCAAGAATATATGCTGGAATGAAAATAGGAGAAGGTAAAAGTCCAAAAAGTAAAAGTAAAAGTTCAGAAAGTGGTAGAATTGAAACAAATACAGATCCAAGAAGATTTGAGGAATTTTAAAAAATGGCTAATTCAAAAATGTTACAATATGAATCATCAGTTCCAATTCAACCTGCTCCAGTTGTAAGTTCTGCTCCTGTTTGGGATGCCGTTAGTAAATTAGCTGGTAATCTTGAGAAAACTGTAGGAACTATTGCTATCAAAGAAAAAGAAATAGCTCTTGAAGCCAATAAATATGATAGTGCTACTCAAATAGCGCACCAGTCTACGGATGCTTATTTAAAAGCTTCTAGGAATCCAAATGTCGAACAAGGAATGAATGAATTTCATAGTGCTATGAATGGTATTGCCACTGGTATATTATCGCAAACGCCAGAAAGAAATATTCCGTATGTTAAAAGAATGCTAGTTTATCATGCTGAAAAATTCAATGCAATTTTCGCTAGAAGAGAATCACAGCAAAGTCAGGCTATAGCTTATAATAAACTTGTGAAAGCTTATGATGTGCATATTAATCAAATGTCGAATGATTTCTATAATGGGAATCAGCATAATGGAAAAGTTTTACACGGACAAATAACAAATATGATAAATGATGGAATTAAAACGGGACTTTTAGATGCATCTCGAGGGGCTCTTTTTTCTAAGCATTTAGAGTCAAAATTCAGAGAATCTACAGTATTAGGACAATATAGAGCTGCTATAAATAATGGAACACAAAAAGAATTTCGTAAGAAATTTATGAAAGGATATAATAGCTGGTTTGATGTTTCAGGGAAAGAACGTATGTTAAATCAATTTGATTCTCTTGATAACCAAAAGGCCGCAAAAGATGGAATTAATGCAGCTACTTATGATTTAATAAAAAAGCAATTAGTCTATGATGTTTACAACGGACGTCCTCTTAATACTGGAAAGTTAGCTGATTTAATAGCTGCATCTTCTAAAAGAGCTCCTACGACTTTAAATGATATTAACAATGCAAAAGAACAATATAATATTACTTCACCTGTAAAGTATGGAACTTTAACAGATATTCAATCAAAAATCCATTGGTTAGAAGATCCTAATAATATTCCCAAAGATGTTAATGAAGCATCTAATAATTTAAAAGCAGCAATATTTTTAAAGAATTATTACAAGAAATTAATAAATGATCCTGTACAGACAATTCAAGAAAATCCGGCTTATAAAGAAAAACTGCAAGAAATTAAAGCAACTGGTGAAATAACGCCAACGCAATTAAATATTTCCTTTCAGCGGCAAATGGGGTTTAAAGACGAACAGATTCATGCTTTAGATACTAACACAACTCATCAAGTAATAACGGCACTTCAAACTATGCCATTAGAAAATCAAATTGGTCAATTGGATAGATTTTTGGATGCTCATGCCACATCATCGCGACATTTTATTATTAAAGATTTGCAAAGGGCCGGATTGCCATTGGCATCCCAATATTTATATCGTATTAGCAAATCAACTAATCCTCAAATTCAAAATATGACAATTCCAGCGGCAATAGCTTGGAATCATATACAGACAATAAAAGGAGCGCCTCAATATGTTAAAGCATTAAATGATTATTCAAATATATTGAAACTTCAATTAGGAACGGATTATAAAGCTGCAAGTCTAGAGATAGCAGTAACGGGAGAGGATAGTTTTGAAAATAAAGCTAAAGTTTTAATTTCGCAAGGCGGCGATGTCTCAGGCGCTTTAACGAATTTCCAAGCGCATGCCGAACTTCTAACTGCTCAATTAGTGACGCAAGGGCAAAAAATTAGTGAGGCAGCCCAAAACGCTACATCAGCAATGTTAACAGGACTTTCCTTTGATACTTATAAAGGTAATACGATAGCTTACGATTCAGAAATTCCACATTCGTTATTATTTGGAAGTATATTTGGTCATCCTGGAGTATTGGAGTATATGAATCAAAAAACAGCAAAAGAAGACATACAAATTCCAGATGGCTATAAAATTGCTCATCCTACTATAAAACCAGCTACTCTTAAGGCGTCATATTTAAGCAACACATCTTTTGCTACAACACCAGATGAGAGCGGAATTTTTTTAATAGATGTTAATTATTCTTCTGTTAAGTTAAAAGACGGGAGTAGAATTATACTTAAGTTTGATGATTTAAAGGATCATAATAGTCAATTAATGAATGATTATATGTCATGGAAAAAAGACCGTATGCAAATTAAGGTAAAGAAATTGCCATTACCTTTTATGGGTATTTTACCATTACCTCACATAATCTCAACTTTTAAGGGAGCTATTACGGAGGCGTTCGAATGACATTTATTCCAGTTATAGAACCTGATAAAGACGTAATTGATAGATTTGATTTTGAGGCGCCCCCAAAGCCAGGTAGATGGGAGGTGTTTGTAAGAAATTTAGCTGATACTCTACAAAAATCGCCAATTGGACAATTTGAACATACAAAAGCAAAAATGTTTAATGATGCCTTTGGACATGGGAACTTTTTAAATCCAGAAGAAATTAAAGAAAAATATCCTAATATTGTAGAGAAATACCCTCAAGGTGGAAGCGAATTTGATGTCAAGTTCGATTCGGATTTAAAGGATTCTCATGATCTTGCTATCGATGCAGTTAATAGAATGAAGCCTGGAGCAATGTCGAAATTAGCAAGTTGGGGTGGCAGTATAGCTGGATTTGCTTTATCGCCTTCAACTTGGATTAGTGGCGGTGTGACAACACGAGCAGCTAAATTTGCTGAAAATGCATTAGTGAATTCAGCTCTTTATCGTTCTGTGTTTGGAAGATTAATAACTAAATTTACTTTTAGAACTGGCGAAGGGGCAGCTATGATTGCTCCTTTTACAGTTGCCGAACAGCATTTTTATAAGGAGATTGATGAAAAAGCACCTCCTTGGTGGCAAAATATTGTTTTTGGTGGCTTAATGGGCGGGGGTATAGGGACATTGTTTGGATTGAGACAAATCTTTCATCCTAAAATAATGGATCAAGCATTTGAAACAGCAGCCAATCAAGTAGCTACAGGCAAACAAATCCATATAGAGCCATTAATCAAACAAGCTCAATATGAGGCCTCGAAAGAATGGCCTGAAAACGAAGAGACAATTCAGAACGCTATTGATGATGCTGAAAAGAAATTGCCAGCTTTAGCCGATGAGGAAAAGCAAGAATGGCAAGATAAAATTGATAGTACAAAATTATATCAAGAAATCCAAGCGGATAAGCCTCAGCCCCCGACAAAAGAAGAATTACAAGATAGTGTAAAAAAGATGACCTCATGGGAAACAAACATAGATACGGATTTACCTAAATATGAAAAAGCGCAAGAGATGCTAAAACAACCTGATAAACCAGTCCATCAAGAATTACGGGATCTTGATGATGAAGTTAAAACTTTAAAAGAAAATAATCTGTTAGATGATGATGGTAAAGCATGGTTAAATAAAGCTGACTTTGAACAAACAGGGACAATTAAAACTCAAAGTGCATTACGAGATTATGTAAGTTGTATAACGAAAAAATTAAAAAGAGGTGAATAATGGCTGTACCTACTTGCGCATCAGTTTTTATTGATACAATTAAAGATGTTATGCCTGAAGATGAGGCAAACAAACTTATTGAATTAGTAAAAGAGAGAGCGGAAGCCAGAAGAATAAAAAAACTTGAACCTCATGCGAAAGCTCTTGGGAAATCAGTTGAAGAGCTTATTGATGAAATAGATGCTGAGAATATAAAAAAGCAAAAAGGATATAGAATAAATGTATTAAAGCGTCGAAAAGATGATGAATTTATGGAAGAATTCAAAGATGATTATTCAAAAGGATTATGGGCTAAATATTATGGAGTAGAGGAACCTAGAATGAAAGGAAGATTGTCTGCTTCTCTTTCTATTCATTCTGGAGAAAACGAGCTACTTTCTCATTTAAATATGGGATTAATGAAAGGAAATGTTGCCAAGATTTTCAATAACAAGAATTATGATAAATTGAATGCATTAGCTCGTGCTGGAGTTAAGGTAGACGACCCTAATGCCATGAAAGTAGGGAAAGCTATAAAAGATACATATGAACATGCACGCAAATTAGCTAATTTAGAGGGGGCAGGGATGGTTGAAGAAGACATGGATGATTATGTCGCCAGAATGACTCATAATGTAGAGAAAATGAAATCCCCTACTGGAAATTATCTTGGGGATCATTATAAGCGTATATCGTTATATGCTAAGCATAAAGGCGAACCCCAAAAAGTTGCAGATGAAATGTACGAATTAGCATATAAAAGATGG